GTTAGATTCTTGACCCCCGCCTGCGCCGCCGTCATTCCCGCCGAGATGCGCCCGCCGAGTGTGCCGGAAAGCACCGCACTCTCCTTGAGGCGATGATTCAGTTTCCGCACCTCGGCTTCGGTCTGAGCGACCGTCCGCTGCTGCCGCAGGAGATTGCTCTCCGCACGGCGATAGGACGCACTATCCACGCCATCATTCTTTTTCGCGGATTGGAGGACAGCGGCAAGAATCTGTTCCTTTTGCCGCTGAATATCCAGTTCGCGGTTGATCGCCTGATAGCGCACCTTGATCTTATCCAGTTCCGTCCCTACGCCATCGAGTTTCGCGAGGTCGGCATCCAGTTTCAGATGGATGTTGTTTGCCTTGCTGTTGAGGCGTGCGATGGAATCTGAGACAGTTTTCCCTGCCGTGTCAAAGTCCAGCTGCAGCTGTGCAATGTTGAGACCGATGTCGAGATAGAGTTCATCAATCTTTTGTCCGCGCTTTGCCACCCCATCCCCTCCCTACATCACGTCGTCAATATATCGCTCAGACGATCTTTCTTCGCAGATCGCCGTCACCACAAGCTGATCGAGCAGGAACGTAATCTCATGCCTGTCGATTTCCTGCATTGTCCATCCGTATGCGGACTGCAGCCGCTCGTAATAGCGCAGTAAATTCTGGTACGGAGAAAGAACTACGCCTCTTTCCCCGTCTCTCCGTTTGGGAGGTTCACCAATTTGGAAAACGTCAATGACTGAATCCATCGAAAGAGTGCGCGTGTCAGTGGAACAATGTCCGCAACGTCTACATTCTCCTCCACGGATTCCTTCGTCACTTCCTCGCGTCCGAAGCCGAGGATAATCAGACGGACATGTGCATCCAAGAAGTCCTCAAGATTCATGTCCTGCTTGTCGGCATCAAAAAAGGCAAGGAACTCGCGCCAGACCTTCATCTTCGGAGGGTTCGGCGTGATCTCCCTGCCCGCAATCCATAGCGTTGGTTTTTCCATGATACGCTCCCTCAGACCTGCTCGTACCACTTCGTTCCCGTCTCAGCGGCAAAGCCCGCTGCCTCCTCATCTGCCTTGGCGTAGGACAGCCCGTCCGAAAGGCGGTAGATCGCCTTTGCCGTCAGTGTCGGCGTATCGAACTGGATGCTCTCCTGCTTCGAGTTGCCGCTCTCGGAGGGTTCCGTGAATTGGACTTTGTAAAACTTGGTGAAACGCTTCTTCCCGTTGCGCTTATCCGACTGAAAGAGGACGGCGAAGTACGGAGCGACATCGTCCTTGCCCGCCTTCATTACGCCATTCTCGATACTGTGTCCCAGAAGATACGCCGTGTATTCCAAAGGAAGCGCGGCAGTGTCAAAGGTCAGATCGTAGGACGCGGTATTGGATGCCGTATCCACGGACTGACCGTCGGCGAATAACTCCGCCTGATTCGTCTGCGGCTTAATATCCACCTTGCGGAGCAATTTCCCGAGCGGAATGGGTTTCTCGTAGGTCGCACTGCCGCCCGCCTCATCGGTGAGCATCTTGGCAATGTGAAGTTTCTGGATGTTGATGAACTGCCCGCTCGTCAGATTCGCGGCAGGCTTTGCTGTTGGTGTTGGACTTGGCATTTTATTCTCCCTCCACTGCTGTTCTGTAATCTGTGATTTCAACGAAAATATCTTTCTCTGTCAGTTCCTGCGTCTGTGCCCGCACAAAACCGAGCGGCAAAAGCGCGTTCTGCACCGCTCGATGGATCTCTCCGAATCTCCCATCCTTCGTCAGAATGTGGATACGCACCGTGATTCGGCGTTCCAGTTCCGCACCGTCTGCCGAGAGCGCAGGAACGTCGGAAATGACAGAGTAGACGAGAATGGGGTATGTCCCCGCATTGGGACTGCGCCCGTGGTAGATGCCCTTTCTCCCATGTGCGAGAAGCTGCGTCAGCTCCTTAGAGCATACAAGAGATTGGTACACTATCTTTGCAATACTCATCTTCCCCGCCTCCGTATTGCCGCACGAACGGCATCGACGATGGCAGAACGGATCCCGTCCTTCTTGGCATCGAGCGCGGGATAGAGAAACGGGCGGTTGATGCGTGGGCTGAACTCAACGAGTACGCCATAGAATACACCATCCTGAGACTCTGCATCCGCCGCAATCCTCCAAACAGAGCCGTCCTTCCTGCGCAGTCGCTTATGGATGGAGTCACGGAGTGCGCCCTTCACCACGCGCTTATCTGTTCCCGTATAGACTGGACAGCGGTTCTTTGCCTCCGCGACCACATCGTCCGCTCCGTGTGCGAGTGCTGCCTTTGCCGCTGCCGTCGCCTCTGCACCGAGTTCCGCGAGAATCTTCTCGGCAGAGACGAATCCTCGGTATCTAGCCATCTTCCACCAACTCCCTGCATTCCATGACAAGCCACCGCTTCTTCCCGCCGAGCGGATAGGGTGGCGCAACAAGTGTGAGCCGCTTCCCATTCCACTGCACTAGGTCGGTCACGCGCACATCCGCACGGTAACGAATGACGATGCGGTAATCCACCTCCTGCACCTTCTCCGCATAGCCGTCCGAGATTTTTGCCGCAAACGGAAGAACAATCGCCCACGCTTTACCGACTTCTTGTGTTGTTTGCACGAGGATATTCCCCTCATCATCCGTCTCCGTTACGGGACGCAGGATGGAAATCCGATGACGCAGTTCGCTCATGGACACCCTCACCTAAAAGACCTCCTTCCGCACACCGAAGAGAAGCGAGCGCAGCGTCAGCGCAAGCCCCCTGTGGTCGGCTTCCTCTCGGTGTTCGTAGAGATAGGATACGGCGTAGAGGATTGCGACGCGCACAATCGCCTGATCTTCGACCTTGGACAGCTTCTTCACGCGCAGAAGTGCCGTACAAATCTGTTCTGCCGTTTCCGCAAAGTGCATGAGGAGATCGTCCTCCTCATCGCCGTCAATGCGCAGATACTGCTTGACTGCTGCAAGCGGCACAAGCATAAAACCACCTCCCCTCTTTGCCGCAAACATACATCAACCCTTCATCTTGAGCGTCTGCACGGCTTCCTCGAGGACGAGCTTGCCGTCCACACGCTCCTTCATCACGTACCCGACCATGCCGTTGCCCGCAAACAGCTCCTTGAGTTCCTGCAGGGAACGTGTCCCACGGTCACCGATGTTGTAGTAGGAGTAATCGCCGAACGCGATGACGGTCTTGCCCGCCGCGATGCTCGGCATATATGCCGAGGAATAGACGGGGTAGCCGAGCAGACGGTCGGGTTCGCCCATCTGGTAGGACGGCTGCCAGAAATACGCCCCATTCGCATCCTTGAGCTTTCGGATGCTGGCAAGCGTCTGATCGTTGACGATGAATGCCGCATTCTTGCGGTAGGGACGCTTGAGACTGTAGACGAGAGTCACGAGCTCATCCGCCTTGATGTCTGCCGCCGCCGTGGTGACGGATGTCTTTGCGGAGGCAAGGAGTCCCTTCGGCTTGTGCGTCCCATCGCCGTTCAGGAAAGCATCCTCCTCTGCGTTGCCGAGTGCCTTGCCGAACTGCTCGATGAGGTAGTTCTCAAGGTTGAAGGCGTTGTCGTAGAGGAGTTCCTCCGTCACCTTGACCGCGACATGGAGTTTGTGCGCGTCGAGAACGATCTGGGCAAAGGTCGCGTCCCCGAAGGTAAGTGCTGCGCCCTCCTCAATCCACGCAGCCGCAGGTTTTGTGGCGGCGATATTGATCTTGTGCTCGCCGCTCGTTATGATGACCGTCGCAAGCGGACGCAGGACGTTCTCTTCGCTGAGTACGTCAATGAGACGCTGATCGTATTCTTCGGGAACGAGATAACCGCCGTTTGCATCCACGCCTTCCTGCAGGACGTTCTCCACCTGACGGAAGTTCGTGCGAAGAGCCTTGAGCATTGCCGAGCGATATGCCTCGCTTGCACGACCTGTCTTTTCGGAAGCGAATCCTGCGCCCGGCAGATTGGTAATCGCTGCTGCGGTCGGCTTTGCGAGCTGCGCGTCAAGAATTGCCTGACGCTCCATGCGCTCAATGTCCTTTCCGAGTGCAAGCACCTCGTTCTCCATCTGCTCGTATGCCTTGGCGTCCTCTGCCGTAAGGCGGCCATCCTTCTCGTGTTCATCAAGGAACTGCTTCGCCTGTTCCCACATTTTTGCACGCTTCTCGCGCATTGCCATGATCTTATCCATGTGTTTGTCCCTCCGTTAGTGTGAAATAGAAAAGAGCCGCTTCTTAAACGGCTCTGCATCGACATTGGTATTTTGTGTCCCCTGCCCGAATTTCGAGAGCAGTGAGTTCGTGACGGCGGCACGGGAGAAGATCAGCCCGTCTGCCGTGTCTGTCAAAGGACGCTGTGCGTCCGTATAGAGAACGGAATCCGCAAATCCAAGCTCCACCGCCTTCTTTGCATTCATCCACGTCTCGGCATCCATCAGCCGTGAAATCTTCGCACGGGACAGCCCCGTCTTGATCTCATAAGCGTTGATGATGCTCTCCTTGATCTCGGCAAGGAAGGTAATCGTTCGCTCCATCTCGTGTGTATCCCCGATGGAGACGGTCATGGGATTATGGATCATCAACATCCCCAAGGGTGAAATCTCGACGGTCGATCCTGCCATCGCGACAACGGATGCAGCAGAGGCGGCAATCCCGTCAATCTTAACGGTGACATTTCCCTTATACTCCATGAGCATATTGTAGATCTGTGCCGCCGCATAGCAGTCCCCGCCCGGAGAGTTGATCCAGAGGTCAATATCTCCCTCAGCGGCATTCAGTTCAGAACGGAACATCTGGGGAGTGATCTCATCGCCCCACCACGTCTCGTCTGAGATTTCACCATCCAAAAGCAAGATTCGCTTCTCTCCCTCGTTCCGCACCCAGTTCCAAAATTTACGTTTCATCGCCCTCTCCTTTCTTGTTGGCGAATAAACCTGCGTCCCTCAGTTTTGTCATATTCCCGTTGATGAGATAGAGATCGCCGCCTTCCTCCGCTTCGATGGGATTCATGTCCTCAAGGCTGCGGATGTCGTTTGCGGAGAGCCATCCGTTCTGTCGCCCGATGGCATATCCCTCCATACGGCTCTTGTAGTCCCCGCGCAGCAGCCCGTCCACGTTGAAGCGGATGAAGTAATCCTTCCGCTCCTTGTCCGTCAGCAGTGCTTTTTGCAGGGACTGCTCCCAACGAACCACCCACGGATTCAAGGTGTACTTTACAAATTCAAGCGACTGCTGCTCGATATTCGAGAAGCTGGACTTCTCCAAATCCCCGACCATATGCGGCGGCACACGGTAGAGCCGTGCAATCTCGTCGATCTGGAACTTCCTCGTCTCAAGGAACTGCGCCTCCTCCGGCGGTATGGCAATCTGCTGATACTTTACGCCCTCCTCAAGGACGGCAACTCTGCCCGTGTTCATCGTGCCGCCGTAGACGGCGTGCCAACTCTCACGGAGCTTTGACGGGTCTTTCAGAACGCCCGGATGCTCAAGCACGCCGCCCGGACGCGCACCGTTCTTAAAGAATGCCGCGCCATACTCTTCCGTTGCCAGAGCAATGCCGATGGCGTTCTTTGCCATAGCAATGGGGGAATAGCCCACAAGACCGTCGAAGCCGAGTCCCGGAATATGCAGCACATCCTCACGCCGCAGACGAATCTGTCCCTTATCCACAAGGTTTGGATTCTCCTCCGTGGTTCTCGTGTAGGTGTAGTAGAGTTCCCCTGTGCGGCTGTCCCGACTCACCTCCATCTTGTCCGGGAGCAGCGGATAGAGTCCCAGAACACGCCCTCTGCCATCCCGCAAAATTTGTGCATAGGCATTTCCCCACAAAAGAAGGTGACTCATCAATGTTTCGCGAAATATAAAGGAGGTCATTTCGGGATTCGGTGCGTCATGGAGCAGGAAGTACAGCGGATGCTCCGGCACGCGCTCTTTTCCCTGCCCTTTGTAGACATAGACGTGAAGCGGCAGCCCTGCGATGGATTCGGCTAAGATGCGGACACAGGCGTAGACCGCCGTTGTCTGCATTGCCGTCCGTTCGTTGACTGCCTTGCCCGCTGCCGTCTGCCCGAACAAAAAGGACAAGCCGCCAAGATGATTCATGGGCTTGTCCCGCGAACGGAAAAGTTTTGAGAAGATGTTCATGGTATCAGCAACCTTTCGATTAGGGTTAGGGAGAGTAAAATGGCACGTGGAAAAAATATCAACGTATTTCTTATGGACGATACACCAATCGGACGCATAAAATGCACCTTATCCAACTGGACTGGCACAGTCTATAAAATTCCAAGAACATCTCTTGAAAAATGTAAAGACCGTGACGATCTAAAACAGAGCGGCGTATATTTTCTCTTTGGCACATCCGATGAAACAGAAAAGCCCCTCGCCTATATAGGCCAAGCCGGTAATCGGAAAAACGGGAAAGGTATTCTCCATCGATTGCTTGAGCACAAGAAAGATGATTATTGGAACGAGGCTGTTGTCTTCACTACTTCAAACAACTCTTTCGGACCTACTGAAATAAGTTTTCTTGAGAATAAGTTTTGTAACCTTGCAATAGATGCGCAGCGATACGAGATAAAAAACGGAAATGAACCAACCCAGGGAAATATAACCGAGGAAAAAGAAAGCGAACTGGAAGAGTTTACTGAAAAAGCCCGTATAATCATGGGTGTATTAGGACACAAAATTTTCGAGCCACTATCAACAACAGTATCAGAAGAACAAATATCAAACTTTATAGAGAAAAGAACAAATGTGATTTTTTATCTATCAAGAAAAATACGGAAACTTGGCAGAACCATCGAAGCAAAAGGCAAGCATACGGCAGAGGGATTTGTTGTTTTACAAGGAAGCAAGGTCTCCCCAATGGAGGATTCAACAATATCTGCTGGAATAAGTAAGCGCAGAAGAAAAGCCCATATATCCGACGGTATTCTCTTAGAAGATATGCTTTTCTCTAGCCCATCTGCCGCTGCAAGATTTCTTGTAGGGCAATCTACAAACGGTTTGATAGCATGGAAAACAGAAAACGGAACAACACTCAAAGAATACGAAAATTTAATGTTGGAATGAACGTTACTATCTTCGCGGCTCGAATCGCATATAAACTAACATTGCTTGTTATTCATATGCAGAGTAAATCATTTATTCCACCTGCCCTCCTTTTTCTACCCTCTCACAGCAACAAAATTCCTCGCTCGTCATAAACAGATGCTGAGGTATCATTCCCACAGCGGATCGCACGGTCGAGTGCCATGATGAGCGCAATCACACCATCAATCTTCTCGGTGGATTTCTCCTTGTCTACCTTGATGTTGCCCGCAGGGTCGGTGCGAATGAAGATATTGTCTGCCATCCAGCGCATGACGGGATGCCCGCCGTGCGCTATTTTCTTTTCCAGCGCCAGCTTCATCAGCTCCTTGGTCGGCGGACTCATATCCTTGAAGCCCTGCCCGAACGGAACAACGGTGAATCCCATTCCTTCAAGATTCTGCACCATCTGCACCGCACCCCATCGGTCAAAGGCAATCTCGCGGATGTTGTACTTCTCGCCCAGTTTCTCGATGAACGCCTCGATGAATCCGTAGTGAACCACATTTCCCTCTGTGGTCATAAGAAAGTCCTGCTTCTCCCACACGTCATAGGGAACATGGTCGCGCCGTACACGCAGGTCAATATTTTCCTCGGGAATCCAGAAGTACGGAAGCACAGCAAACGGCTCATCCTCCTCCGTCGGAGGGAACACGAGCACAAACGCCGTAATATCCATTGTGGAGGAAAGGTCAAGACCGCCGTAGCAGATACGACCTTCCAAGGCTTCTGCCTCCACGGGTATGGCACACGCATCCCACTTGTCCATCGGCATCCATCGTACGGACTGCTTCACCCACTGATTCAACCGCAGCTGTCGGAAGCTGTTCTCCTCGGCTGGATTCTGCCGTGCAGAGTCACAAGCTGCCTGTACCTTGTCGATACCGACCGTGATACCGAGCGACGGATTCGACCGCTTCCATACCTCGGGGTCTGTCCAGTCCTCATCCTCCTTTGCGCCGTAGATCACAGGATAGAAGGTCGAATCAATCTTTCTCCCTTCGAGAATATCCTTCGCTTTCTGGTGTGTCTCGTAGCAGATGGACTGGGTATCCGTCCCTGCCGTGGTGATGAGGAAGTAAAGCGGCTGCATACGCGCATCGCCGGAGCCTTTCGTCATAACGTCAAAGAGCTTGCGATTCGGCTGCGTGTGAAGTTCGTCGAATACAACGCCATGGATATTGAAGCCATGCTTCGAGTAGGCTTCTGCCGACAGCACCTGATAGAAGCTGTTCGTCGGCAGATAGACCATCCGCTTCTGTGAGGCAAGGATCTTCACCCGCTTACCGAGTGCGGGACACATCCGCACCATGTCGGCAGCGACCTCGAATACGATGCTCGCCTGTTGGCGGTCAGCCGCGCAGCCATAGACCTCTGCACGCTCCTCCCCATCGCCGCAGCAAAGGAGAAGTGCGACGGCGGCGGCCAGCTCGCTCTTCCCGTTCTTCTTCCCTATCTCGATATACGCCGTGTTGAACTGCCGATAACCGTTCGGCTTGAGGATACCGAAGATGTCTCGGATGATCCGCTCCTGCCAGTCGATGAGTTCGAAGGGCTTTCCCGCCCACGTCCCCTTCGTATGACACAGACACTCGATAAAGCCCACGGCGTAGTCCGCAGCGGCTTTGTCATAGTGCGCGTCCTCTGCCATGAACTCCGTCGGCTTATAGTCCGTCAGTTTTCGCAAGCAATCACCCCCATCAAAAAAGCCGCTCAATAGCGGCAATACGAGAAGCAGCCCCGAAGGGCTGTTTTGTTGTTTGGCGCGGCTTAGATGCGCTTCATGCACCAAGCCATCGCGTGCCCGCCGTCCTCGAAAAGCTCCGCGCAGGCTTCGACGAGGTTCAAGCGACATTCGATATCCGCAAATCCCGTCTCCTCCGGCGTTTCGACCATCTCGTAGACGGCTGCGTGGAAGCCCCAACACTCCATCCCGACGACAAGGATCTGTTCGCCGTAGCGCAGGATCGCGCCGCTTGTCCCGAACCGCATCTCATCGAGGTGCTCCATCGTGGTGGTCTTCGGCCATCTTGCTTCTGCGTTTCTCATTTTGTGTTCCTCGCTTTCTGTGTGTAGGTTGTTTCCTTCGGTCATGTACATATATGCCTCTAAACGCAGAATATAGCAAGTCATATTGCGGATAAACTACACTTATTTTTCGAGAGAAACACAGCCCCGAAAGGCTGTGCTGAATCGCTGAAACTGTCTACTATTTTTCGCCCGTGAGGATAAAGCGTACATACGCCGCACGGTCTTCCTCGATGAAGCAGACCAGTTCGTAGAATCCCATCTTAAACGCCATGCGCTGAACACCGGGAACATCGAACATATTCACCCGCCCGGAGTTGCGGATGTCCCTGATCTGGGAAACAATTTTCTCGTTCATGACTGACTGCCTTTCTCTGCGATGCGGAAGGAGTCCACACCGGGGATAAGGCTGAGTGACGATCCTGTCGCCCATCGAACGAGAAGCTGTCCCGCATCATCAACGCCCATGAGCATGCCCATCGTTCTCATCGGCGGAGCTTGCGGATCGTCCATTCCGAGGAGTTCCACTCTCGTCCCGTGCGGATACCGCTCTCGAAGTGCGGCGATCTGTTCCTTACTCGGAAAATGCATGGCGCTCATCTCCTTTCCGATGTCCGCTCTTAAACGCGCTGCTGCCCGTGAGGTTCTGCAGGAGAATCTTGCGGCTCTCCTTGTAGGCACTCCCGATCATGCCAAGGCGTAGGAGGAAGCAGCGGAATGCGTATTTCTCGTTGTCCACAATCTTCTCCTTTGCCGTGACGCGCTTTTGTGTCCGCGCCATCAGGCAGAGCTTGCTGATGAATTCGGCGTATGCCTTTGCCGTCTCATCGGTGATCGTGCCGTGCAGCCATGCGAAGGTGATGCGATCATCGGTCAGTGTGTAGGTCGCCTCGCGGATGTCGAAGGCATGGCGAATGAGCTGCCCCTTGCTCCGAAGGAGTGCGTCCAGATTCTGCAGCGCCGTCTCGGTGAAAAGGCTGCGTGGGAGACTGACGGAAAGGCTGTCCTCGGAGGAGTTAGCTTCTGCATCTGCCGTTTCCGTCGGGGTGGAATCGTTCTGCGCCGTGTCCTCGCAAGGAGTCTCGCTCGTCGCGGATTCCGTTGTGCTCGGCTCCTTCGCCCCTGTGTCTGCGCAGATGCCCTCGTTCTCCCAATCCTCGGACGTGAACCCCGCTTCGCGCAGTGCCGTGCGCACACGCGCAACGGTCACTTCGTCAAGGGCATCGTCGAAGCAAAGGCTACCGTCCTTCGTAATCTCGAATGCTCCGATCTTGTAGGAAAATGTCGGTGCGCCGCAGTAGACGGACTTTTCGCCGAGCACCTTGCCGACGATCCCGACCATCGCCTTGCGCTCTTCCTTTTGGATGTTGTAATTGACCTTCATGGTGGTTTCCTCCTTTATGTACTTTGGTCATTACATTCATCACTCACGTGGGAAGAATTAGCAAGCGAATTCTGTTGTATACACCGAATGCCCGAAATGTGCTATTCCTGTAAACACATAGAACACACAAGGAAGTGCAACGCCGTTGCCCCACATCTTGTACTCTGCCGCATCCGAGTGCGGATTCCCGAGCCATCTACGAATCTGAGCATCGGTCTTGGGCTTCTTGCCGCCTGTGATTTCTCGGTGCGTCTCAAAGACCGTGCGCCAGAACGCCATCTCTTCCTCCGTGGGATTGTCGGTTTCCAGCCCCGCGCACCATCCGTCTGGAAAGCCCTGCAAGCGTCCGCACTCGGTCGGTGTCAGTCTGCGGACGGCATAGACGGGGTGATTGACGACCATCGGGTCTTTGAAGTCCCGCGCCATCAGCGTCGGGCATTTCTCCTTTGCAAAATGAGAGTGGCAGCCCGTGGTCATGGCATAGACAGCATGACGGTCGGCAGTGTTGAGCGTAAAACTCACATTCTCTGCGATGCCGCTTCCCTGCGGACCGTTCTTCTCCTGCCGTCCGATCATCGAACCTTGGATGGAGACCACCGCAACGCCACCCTGACAGCACGCAGGATTCCCGCCGCTCTGGTCAATCGTCCGCGCCGTCTCGGTTTCATATATCCCGGAGCGCGGATTGCTTGATTTCATGGCATTGGACTGGAACGAGGAGATGCCGTATGCCTGTACGTCCTTCAATACAAGCGGCTGATTGTTGCCGCCTGTGCCATAGTGACGGGAAATCGTTGGTGCAACGGGGAGAGGGCCACTATACCGTGCGTCTGCACCATGTGACTCGAATACGGCAGGTACTCTGCCCGCACGAAGCGTCGGAGAAGTCTCCACCGCATAGCCGATGCTGCGGCTCTGTGCAGAATGCTCGGTGCAGAACCCCGCACTTACCCTCTCGCCTGACGCATGAGTGCCATCCGCAAGCTCTCGGGCAGTGCCTTGCCACGCAGCGAAGCACGGCGCAAGATCCCCGCGCACGCTTTCGGTGTCAAATAGTATCTCTCCGGCACTTGATCCTCCAAAATCTGCGACAAGGTAGATTCTGCGCCGACGCTGTGGAACTCCCCAGCCCTGTGCGTCCATGAGCCGGTAAGCAACGCTCCATCCGTCTCCCATGAGAATGTCTGCGTATGCCCATCCGCCTTTTTGAGGCAAAGGCACCTCGGGTGCTTTCGGCTCTTTGAGGCGGACGATCTCCGTAAGGACGGATTGGAAGTCCCGACCCCCGGAACTCGAGAATGCTCCCGCAACGTTTTCCCACACGATGAATCTCGGATATTTCCCATCCGTCCCCCTCCTCATTTCCCGAACGATACGAATAGCCTCGAAGAACAGTATGGACTCCTGCCCATGCAGCCCTTCCCTCCGTCCTGCTATGCTGAGATTCGTACAAGGCGAACCGAAGGTGATGATGTCCACAGGCTCGATCTCATCGCCGTGAATCCGATGGATGTCTCCAAGATGTTTGACGGAGGGAAGCCGCTTCGTGGTGACGCGAATCGGGAACGGCTCGACCTCCGATGCCCACTTCGGTTCTATCCCCGCAAGAATCCCTCCAAGTGTGAAACCCCCGCTCCCGTCAAAGAGACTGCCGAGCGTGAGCGGCGTGTGCGTATTCACGCGCTCCCTCGTGCCGTCATACGTTCGAGCATCTTTCCCGTCATCCAGATTGCGCCCTCGATGACAAGCGGTAGGAAGATGCGGTCACGGAATCTGCACCATCCTGTCTCCTTCTCCGCGCTCTCCTTCAGTGCCGCCGTGTACGCCGCCGACACTTCACGCGCTGCGGGAAGTCCCTTCTCGTGCAGCCAGAGGACGGTCGCTTCCTTTGCCTCCGTCCATACAAAGTCTCCCACATGATTCTTCAGTTCGTTTTGAATGTGTTCCAGTTTCATCTTCAACACTCTCCTTCATAGTCCGTTACCCCACGCGCAATGGCGCGGGCAAATTCATCCTGCCGGCTGCGGAGCAACTGCGCATCGCCCGCATGATCGATAAACGCAAGCTCCACAAGCACAGCGACGGCATCCGTGTTGCTCAGAACATACAGACCGTTGACACCGGGCTTTGCGCCCTTCACGCCGCGATCCACAGTACCGAGCGCATCCACAATCTGGTTCTGGATACATTGTGCCAGTATCTCCCCCGCGCCGCTTCCGTAGTAATGCCAGACCTCTGTCCCGTTTGCCGTGCCGTTACAGGCGTTGCAGTGGATGGAGATGAATACGTCCGCACCGCTACGGTTGGAAGCGGAGACAACTTCATGGAGGCTATCAGATTGCAGACAGCCGACCACCTCAACACCTGCGGCAGCGAGATAACCCGCCACAAGGTCTGTGACGTTCTTTGCAACGTCGCATTCCCGCAGCCCATACCCGCACGCGCCGGGGTCAGGATTCCCGTCCGGGGCATGACCCGGATTCAAAAACACACGCATTATGCTTCCTCCTTCGATGTCGACACATCCGCATACGGAATGCGCTCACCGTCACGTTCCAAAAACACATCTTCGGCATTCCCGTCTTTGCTCTGAATGTACCGTTCGACTGCCACATCCACGAATTTCGGCTCAAGTTCCACGCCATAGCAGATACGCCCCAACTGCTCACAGGCGATGAGCGTTGATGCAGAACCAAGGAAGCCGTCGAGAACGATGCCGTTCATCTGCGTACACTGCTTGATGAGATATGCGATAAGCGGCACGGGCTTCGAGGACGGATGTCCGCATCCGTCCTTCTTCGAGTCCTTGATACGATCGAATGCAAAGACGGTAGTCTGCTTTTGATCGCCGTACCATCTGTGCCGCCCGTCCTTCCGCCAGCCCCAGATAATCGGCTCGTGGATGTACTTCCAGTCCGTCCGTGTAAGTACAAGGCGATCTTTCTTCCACACCAGACCTGCGCCAACTTTAAAGCCCGCATCCTCATAAGCGTCATGAAAGATGCGGGCTTTTGCTGTTGCGTAAAATACATAGATGGAAGCGTCTGTCGCCATTGCCGAGTGGAAGGCGGTAAAGGCAGATTTGAGGAACTCGTAGGCGTCCTTGTCATTCAGATCGTCGTTCTTTATTTTCCCCGATGTGCTTTCAAGCTGGATCATGTATGGGGGATCCGTGCAGACGAGATTGACCTTCTCACTACCGAGCAGCCGCTCATATGTCTCTGGCAGTGTGGAATCGCCGCAGATAACACGGTGCTTGCCGAGGTGCCAGACATCGCCTGTTTTGGCAAAGCATGGCTTCTTCAGTTCCGCATCCACGTCGAAGTCGTCTTCCTGCGCCTCCCCATCATCCAGAGAGAGCAGGTCGGCAATCTCGGATTCCTCGAAGCCTGTGAGCGAGATGTCGAAATCCATGTCCTGCAAAGCTTCCATCTCAACGCGCAGCATATCCTCGTCCCATCCCGCATCAAGTGCGAAACGGTTGTCTGCGAGGATGTATGCCTTCTTCTGCGCCTCGGTCAGATGATCGACGAATACGCATGGAACTTGCTCGATGTTCTCTGCCCGTGCGGCAGCAACACGTCCGTGTCCTGCGAGAATGCCATAGTCCTTGTCGATGATGACGGGGCTCACGAATCCGAACTCGCGCAGACTGCCGCGCAGCTTGTTGATCTGCTCAGGCGAATGCGTCCGTGCGTTGTTCGCGTATGGAACGAGTTTACTGATTGGAACGAGCTTCATCTCGCTTGTTGTTTTGTTCAAAATTTAGCCTCCTAGAATTCATGTACTGTTGGAAGGAATATATAATTTCTGTGTTGAATATTACATAAAAAGAAAGGCAAGGTGATTTACATGACACTTTTCAAAAAATGTTATTGTTTTCATATGAATGCAGACTCAGACACACAAGAAATCCACATTCATCGAGCAACATATACCCCACAGCTTCAAAAGGTCGCTCATGACGTTACTTCAATTTGTAAAAAGAATAAAACAGTCTCAAAGGAAACTAAACCTTTAGAAATTAAATCAAAAAATGGTGACATACAGTGTTTCTTTGATGAAGCAGAAACTCGTCTGATAGCAGCAAAATTACAAAATGGTAATAAAAATGTCTGCGGAATCTGCGTAAGTCATCTATACTATTCAAAGTAAGTATTTTTTAATTGCGTGTCCATAAAAGCAAGATTCATGAGGGTCTTGCTTTTTATATTCACTTCCTCGAACGCAGCAGTCGCTCCATACGATCTTCCTGCGGCGAGCCGCTGAATGTGGTGGTGCAGTTTTGCTTTACGATGTCGAAAATCTCATACCAGAGCAGATTGGACTGTTTCTGAAATGCCTGTCCCATCTGGACGAAGGGACTTGCAATCGCACCTCCTGTGGTCGGATGCTTGCCAATGAGCCCGTATTGACTCATTGCTTCCTCACATTGGATGAAACGGGCAAATGCCTGTGCGTAGCTTTCGATGAGACGGGGATTGATAAGCCGCTCACAGCCGCGCTCCTTCAGCCACAGCCATGTCTCGCGGAAAATCTCATCCGCACCGAGCGGCTTGCCGTTGCGCTGCCGCGCCGACAGGAACTCGCTCGGTGTCGGCATTTCTTCGCCGTAGAGATCGGCGGCATCCACAAGGTCTGTGCCATCCAGTTCCGGCCATGGGGACTCCCCGAATGTGGGCCGTTCGCC